CATGTATAGAGTTAGAATTTATAAATTAGTAGCTAATTCAACTAGTGATACTTTAACAGGTGCTAGAAGGAGTGCTTTAGGTTATTCAAAGAGTTCTAACCTTCCATGAACTACTATCGTATCTGTAACACTACCTGCATTTAGATTACAGATGGTTTAGTCTTGAATGATCATTCGAGACTAAACAGCTTAAAATTTATCATAATAGTAAAATATTTTCATAAGAATCTTTACAATTAAGAATTCTAATGCTATAATATTACTCATAAATAATTTCTCTAACGAGAATCTAATAAAGGAATTCATATGAGCGGAAAGTCTAGACTCATTACTAAATCTGCAGACGAAGAACTTAAACAAGCAATGTTTATTGTAATGGTTCCTGATGAGGTTGATCTTCATGGTGATATTACAAGCGAAGAGGATGTTCGTAAAGCATGTCACAACTTCAATAAGTTCTGTCGTCAGCCTAATCTGTATCACATCGCTAAAACCACTTCCTTTGAGTTTGTTGAGAACTACATTTGCCCTTGTGATATGAATGTTAATGGTTATGAAATTAAGAAGGGTACATGGCTTTGCACCATTCAGTGCTTATCTGACTCTCTTTGGGAGCTAGTCAAGAGCGGATATATTAATGGTGTAAGTATTGGTGCCTTAGGGCAGGTTGGAGAATTAAAGGAGAATGAATGACAACTACAAAACCACGAGCTAAACGAAAGCTCAAAGATATTAGTTTTGAACATGAAGGTGCTCATGTCGCTCTAGTTTCTAAAGAGCAGGGGGGTCCTGCAAACGGCCATGACTACGCTTTAATTATGAAATCCATGAAGCAAGAGACTATTCAAAAGGCTTCTGAGATTACTGTAACTATGGATATTGTTGAATATCTACGTCGATTTTTTGGTGTTTGGAAAACTGACGCAGAACTACTTGCTCGCGCCCTTGGATTTACTACTGTAGCTCAAGAGAAATATGCAGTAGAACAAGAAGAGGATATGCGTGAAGAAGCTGTAGCTGGTCCTGAAGAACCTGAGTGGGACTCTGAAGTTGATAGTAAAGATGTCCAAAAATGGGTTGCATCCAAGTTACAAAGTATTCAAGTTATGAAGTCTCTGCACGAAGCTAAGAACTTTGAAGAGGCTCTAGCAAATATTTCTGAAGAAGATTATATCCAACTACTGCAAGATCAGCAGGTTATTGAGAAAGCACTTCTTCAAATTGAATCTGAAGCAGAGGTAATTGCAGATGATACCCCTAACTCTAACGGGGATAAAAAGGGGGTAAAGAAAAATACCTCTGTTGTTAAACAAAAACTAGGAGAAGATATGACTACTAAAGATCAAGTTGAAATGATCGAAAAGTCCGCCTTCGTTGTTCTGCAGAAGTCTCTAGATGACACTAAGGTAGAACTCAATAAGGCACAAGAAGAACTAAAGAAGGCTCTAGAAGATATTGCTAAGTTCCAAGAAGAAAAGAAGGAAGCAATCCTTAAGAGTCGTAAAGAGCTAGTCCTAAAGGCTGTCGGTGTAGCTGAACAAGCTGAAGCTATCTTTGCAGGTCTAAAGGATGCTGAAGATGCTGTATTCAATGCTGCTGTAGAAACTCTAGCAAATATTACCAAGGCTGTTGAACAGAGCGATCTGTTTAAGGAAGTTGGTAAGACTGTTGAGGGTGATCGTGTTGAAGAAGATCCAGTTGTTTCAGTAATGAAATCCAAGTACAAAACCAAGTAAATTAAGGAGAATAATATATGGCTATCCAAACCGCCCAAACTTACGGCCCCGAAAATCAGCGTTATAGCAATCTAGTCAAGTTTGAACTAGAACCTGCTCTTAATCTAACTCGTGAAGTTATCACTGTCAATGAAGCCGCCGCCAAGACTTATACCATTGGTACTGTCCTAGGTAAGGTTACTGCTAACGGCAAGTACAAGATTGCTGTTGAAACTGCTGTAGATGGCTCTAAGGTTCCCGCTGCTGTTGTTGTCGAAGACCTTTCTGTAGCAGCCACTACTGACACTAAGGTTCTTTCCATTGTTCGCGGTCATGCAATTCTTTCCAAGGGTGCTCTAAAGCTAGACGCCTCTTACAACGATGCTACTAAACTTGCAACTGCTTATGCTGCCCTAGCTGACAAGTTTATCCTCGTTTCTGAAACCGCCTAATTTAAAGCATTTATAAGGAGAATTAAATGGCAACTACTCGCTCATATTCTAATAATTTTGAGGTACAAGACCTAACTCAACCACTACTGATGGTGCCTAATGAGTATGGTCTAATTAACCAACTCGGTCTATTCCAAAGTGAAGGTATTACTACCCACACCCTGACTTTTGAGGCTATTGAAAAGTCCATTGGTCTTATTCCTGACCGTATTCGTGGTGATCGCAATACTGTAAGTAAGGACTACACCCGTAAGGTGTTTGCTGTACCTACCGTTCACGCCCCTCTGGACGATTACCTATCTCCTTCCGATCTAGTTGGTAAGCGTGCTTATGGCTCTGACCAACAGGATACTGAAGCTCTTGCCATTGCTCGGAAACTTGAGCGGATTCGTAAGAGTCATGCCCAGACTGTTGAAAAATCAAGAGCAGTCATGATCACCGAAGGTAAGGTATGGGCACCTAATGGTACTGTAGACGTGGATGTGTACAATCTACTTGGTGTTACCCGTAAGTCTATTGATACTGTTCTGGGTACGGCTACCACAGAAATTCAAGAAAAGCTAGAAGAAGGTGTGGCCCACTGTTTTGATAATATCAAGAATGGTGGTACTGTTGATGAGGTTATTATGCTGTGTCACCCCACCTATTTCGCTAAATTTGTGCGCCATGCTAAAATTTACGCATCATTTTCTCAGTACCAGAGCACTCAAGAGCCTCTACGTAATCGCCTTGGTGGTCTAGCCCGGTTCAGATCCTTTGTCTATAATAACATTACGCTAATTGAATATCGTAGTGACATTGATGGCACTCCCCTAATCCCCGCCGGTAAGGCTTACATGCTTCCCCGTGGTGTAGATGATTTCCTAACCTCCTACTACTCCCCCGCCAATAAGATGGGTCTAGTTGGTACTGTTGGTGAAGAGGCATATGCCTTTAGTTATCGTGATCCAAAGGATGAGGGTATCCTACTTCAGTCTGAGCACAATGCTGTTCATATGTGTAACCGCCCTGCTGCTATTGTTGAATTTACTTCAAGCAACTAAGTAGTTCTAAGCCCTCGTGAGAGGGCTTTTACCTTAAGTGTATTGACAAATTCAGTTTCTTAAGGTAAAATTATTATTCCAAATCTTGCAGCTTGGTTGCAGCCAAGTACAATGTCCCGAATGCAGTCTGCAAGCTGTTCTGTGCCTGTTACACAGATAGGGACTCCAATAATATCCTTACAGGAGGAAAGATGACAACGAAACGTAAAAGACTAAAGAATTACCACGAGCAAATTGTAGAACTAGCTAAGACAATGACTCTTAGTGAAATTTCTAGGGAGTTGGATTTGGCTCATTCAAGCCTTTGTGGATATATGAGAGATAACGAAATTCATCCTATTACTAAAATGAAAAGTATGGATGACTATACAGAGCAGATTAAACTTCTAGCAGCTCAAGGAAAACATAACTTAGAGATTGCTTTGGAACTCGGTTTAGATACAAATAGTGTCAGGTATCATGCAAATAAATTAGGTATTGAGATTAGGAATGGCAATTTGTTAATTGATAATCCAGATGAAGATCGGCAGATTATCGAACTTCACAATGAAGGTTATACATATAATGAAGTTGCTGACATTCTCAATATCTCCCCTAAAAGAATTCCTAATACCTTGGATAAGTACGGTATTAAACGAAGAACGGTGCTTGAGTCATTTAGAAATAATTACAAAGTAGATCCTAACGCCTTTTCCGATTTTGAAAGCGAAGAGGCGCAATATTGGTACGGATGGTTAATCACAGATGGAAGTATTTCAGATAAAGGGCTTATTAGTTTTGCTCTTAAATCTTCAGATGGATATATACTAGAAAAGTTTGCAGACTATATGGGCTCTACAACTAGACCAAAAGAATTTAAATACTTTCACGGTCAAATGCAAAAAGAGGTTTCGCAAGTTAATTATTCTGTGATGAGTAAAGATATTGCCGAGAGACTATATGCCCAAGGATTAGAGCCTCGTAAAAGTTGTAAAGAGAAACTACCTAAATTCAACTGGCTGGATGGGGAGAACACAAGTGTATTCTGGAGGGCAGTTATTGAAGGGGATGGGTCATTAGAAGATCCTGAAAAGAAAACTCCTGGTATTTCTCTTGTAGGAAGTGAAGAACTCTTGAATGGGTTTCAGCAGTATGTTCTTAAACATTGCGGTGTGCAGAAAGAGAAGCCCATTAAATCTAGAACCTACGGGCATCCTGATTTTAGGTTAATTAGATTTAGTGGACTAGATGCTGTGCGAATCATGAAAGTTCTTTGGAGCAAAGGAAGTATTTTTCTTGAACGTAAGAAACTTAGAGCTGAAAAGTTTATTGAGAAGTATGCAGAGAAACTAGCTTTAGCTGATAACAAATAACCCTCTTCAAGAAATACATCCAACTCTTTAGGGTGTATTTCCTAAAGGGTGTTACTCACAAATTAAACGAAAGGAATAAATATGGCAGTAACTCCAGAAATGATTACAGCGTGTAGATACAATATTGGTGATACTGATTTGACTCTTCCAATCTTATCTGATTCTGAATATGAATATTTTTTAACAAAGGAAAGTGAAAATATTCAGAGAGCTAGTATGCAAGCAGCCAAGACTATTCTCTTTAAACTTTCAATGCGCAGTGATCGTGTCGTAGATGTTTTAAGTATTTCAGGTAGTGCTCGCACCGCTGAACAATTTAGGTTAGCCCTTCAGATGTATATCAAAGACCCTAACCTAAATGGTATTTCAGCATCCGCATGGGCAGGTGGAATCTCCAAATCAGATATAGCTGCAAATATCGCTAACTCTGATAACAACGCTGTACTTACTCCACCTTGTACCTCTGCCCATGACAATACTTGTAGCTATCAAACTAGCTCTAATCCTTTCTTGATTTAAGGAGAATATATGTCTCCTTTCCTTCAAGCAGCTAAAGAGCTGATCTATCCAAATGGTATTGAAGTAGTCTTCAAGAAAGTAATTGAAGGTGTATATGATCCTAATACCTCTTCAGTAGTCAATACAGAAACCTCTACTACGATTAAATCCTTCCCTAAGAATATCAAAGCTACAGTTTATAACTATCCTAACCTTGTAGGTAAAGAAGTTATGGAATTCCTAGTAGTAGCTACAGACCTTACCTCTAAACCTGATACTCAAGATAAGATTGTTAAAGGTTCAGATACTTTCTTAGTTGAAAGAGTAAGAGAGAACTATGCTGATGGTCAAGTTATTATCTATCAGCTATTAGGTGTTAAGGGGTGATACTTTGATTACCTCAAATTCTCAAGATGTAGCTAAATCCTTAGATGAAGCAGCAAAGGTTATCGAGAGGCGATTAAAGCAGATGATGGCTGGCTTTGCTGCTGAAGTAGCTTCTAAGGCTTCTGCTAATACTCCAATTGGTAATGCTGAAGATGCTCAGAATGAAACAACTAAGTATGGAATGCTCTACAAGAATCGAGAGAAGAACTACAAGATTGATGCTGATGTAGGTTTCCATAAAGGTGCTTTTGTATATTCTGAATCTATGCTAGGTACTGAAGATTTCAACCCTAATATAGTCCCGGTAGGTCTAATGCTGGCTGATATTGAGAATATGGCTGAAAGTCAATATCAAATTGGTGATGACTTCTATATTGGTGCTGTTGGCCCTGGTTATGCTGCTCTTGAATCTGGATCATCAGATCAAGCTCCAGACGGAATCTCTAAGCCTACTATTAGTGATATTCAAAATGCTAACGCTTCGGATTTACAGAGGCTTTATAGAGAACAGAAATAAGGAGAACTATGTCTTTACTTACAATCAGAAAGTTACTTGAAGGAAGACTGAATACCTTATCCCCATCTCTTCCAATTGCATTCGAGAATGTATCTTTTAAAGCTCCTACAACTAAATATCTAAGAGCTAATATCAATATTCGTAAGCCTGATGATTCTGTATTAGGCTCTTCTTATTACAGAGAGATTATCACTTTCAATGTCTATGTTGTAGATCAAATAAATATTGGTACTGGAGGAGCATTTACTACAGCGGAAGCTATTAGAGATTTATTTGCTAAAGGTACTGCGCTTCAAGAATCTAATGTAACTATTAAGATTATTCAAACACCACAAATTCAAGGTTCTACTATTGCTTCTGAAAGGCTAGTAGTTCCTGTTCTAATTTCTGCTATTGCTGAAGTTATTAGCTAGTAGATTAACTTCCCATAGTGGGATTACTTTGCAAAGTAAATTTTAATTAAGGAGAATTATATATGGCCCGTGCTTCAGGCGTCGCTAAGAAGGTATCATACAAGAAAGAGTCCGTAGGGCAGTGGGGTGAGATCCCCGCCGTCACTACAGGTGCTCAATACCTCCGTCGTACTTCCGCAGATTTTAACGTAACTAAATCTACTCTAGAATCAAGTGAAATTAACCCAAGCTATCAGCTAACTGGTATCCGTACTGGTGTAGGTCAAGCTGAAGGCTCTCTATCTGGTGAACTATCTCCGGGTACTTATGCAGATTTCTTTGCTTCTGTAATGGCTAAGGATTTTGCTTCTGTAACTCCTTCTACTGGTCTTACTCTAGCAATTGCTGCTTCTGGTAGCTACTTCACCCTAACTCGTTCTGCTGGTTCATGGCTAACCGATGGCGTCCGAGTTGGTAACGTTGTACGCCTTACTGCAGGTACTGGTGCTGACCCTGCTAACCTCAACAACAACCTTCTAGTTCTTACCATGACTGCTACTGTACTTACCGTACAAGTTCTGTCTCGTGTATCTCTAGTTGTTCAAGCATCAGTTACTGCTGCTACTGTATCAGTAATCGGTAAGACTTCAATGGTTCCTCTAAGTGGTCACACTGATGACTCTTACAGCTTTGAACAATGGTATTCTGATATTGCTCAGTCTGAACTATTTGGTGGTATGAAGGTTACTTCTGCTGCTGTGTCTGTATCTCCTGATGGTCTATCTACTGTTGATTTCTCTTTCAGCGGTAAGGATATGACCCGTAGCGGTACTACTGAGTTCTTTACTACCCCTACTGCAGCTACTACTACTGGTCTGCTTGCTGGTGCCACTGGCGCTCTAATTGTTAATGGTACTGCTGGTGCTTGTATCACTGATGCTTCTATCAACATTGACCGTAATACTGAAGCTACTCAGTGTATTGGTTCTACTGCTGTTAGCTCTATCGCTGTAGGTGCTATTCGTGCTACTGGTTCTTTCAGTGCTTACTTCTCTGATACTTCCCTACGTGATATCTATCGTAATGAGCAGAACGTATCTGTTGTTCTAGCTCTAACTGAAAGTAATGATAAGGCAGCTAATGTTATCTCCTTTGTACTACCAAAGGTTCGCTTCATGTCAGCAACTAATGCAGATGCTGAAGGTCACATTGTACAGAGTATTGACTATCAAGCAATCCTAAATGATGTAACCACAGGCGGTCTTCCTGCTACTACCATCATGATTCAAGATACTACTCTAGTCTAATAGCTAGATAATAATTTGTAAGTAACAATCTGACCCCTCTTGGAACATTCTTTTGCATTCATAAGATGCACTTAGAAATATCCAAGAGGGGTTTTCTACGTCAGAATTCAATAAGAATCTCCTGTAAAGTAACTTCTTAGAATCTTCTCTTCTACCCCAGGCTTATCGTAAAGTCTCTTGTAGAATTTACTATCCTTTACCTTTAGAGAATTAACCTCAAGTACCTTCCATTGCACAACATATGGTCGCTCTCGTTGATCTGGATCTAGAAAATATGGTGCTGTATCAAGTTCAAATTCTACAAGTATCTTATCCCCATACACTTCAATTTCAGTTGTAAGCACGTATCACCTCCTATCTAAGTTAAAGAAAGTATAGGGTAGCATGCTTTCACCGTCTTGACAAGTGCGGGTCGTAAAACCCAAAACGACCCTTGACAACAGCAGATTTCATGATATAATGATTCTTATAAAGTCTCTTTGGGCTTTAATAATTTTAATTAATCTAACAATCTGTAAAGGAGAATTATATATGGCATTCGACCTAAAAAATAACAACTACTCTGTTGCTGCTGCCCTTGGTTATACCTTCAATCTAGAACTACCAACGGGCGAAGTCTCAGACGCTACTCTAACAGTTATTGGTGACTTGTCAAAGGAAGTTCGAGACTACTCCAAGCGTAAGTATCAAGAGTACCAAAACAAGATTAACATTGCAAAGAAGCGCGGTAAAGAAGTTGAAGATATTACCCTAGAAGAAGCTGAAGAGATGGCTGTAGAATCTGCTCTAGTTCGTCTAACTGATTGGAGTGGTTTTACTGAAGGCGGTAAGAAGGTAGAATTTTCTAAGGAAAAGGCTAAGGAAATCCTTAAGGAACATAGTTGGATTCGTGATCAGATTATGCTCAAGAGTTCAGATGTGGTAAATTTTCGACCCCGAGACGCTAAGTGATTTCTTAGACTTTGCTGAACAAGAATTCAAGATTGGTTCAGGTTCTAAACTCAGAGCACAACTTGAATCTGTTTATAAGCAAACTGGTATTAGACCTGCAGAGCTAGACAATATCCTAGAGTTACCTGAAGGATTTCATTATGTATGGGAATACTTTATTGACTTGGATAATGCTAGAACATCTTCTGGGTTTGGTCCAAATGGTATTACTTGGAGTGATATGCAAGCTTACTTTAACCTAAGAGATATTAAACCTTCAGATATGGAGATAAGGATAATTCGTAGGTTAGATGCTGTAGCAATGAAGCACTATCAAGATGAGATAAAGAGAAGTAGTAAGACTAAGACGAAGTAAATAAAACTAAGTAATAACTAAGCCTTGGGAGATATTCTCAAGGCTTTATTTTTATGCTTACCTAGTGATTTGACATAGGTGGTATAACAATAATAACTATAACTTAAAGGAGCATTGATATGCTTGAGTTGGAAAAGCTGAACTTTTCGGTCGATAGTTCACAGCTTAAAGATGCGCTTGATGCTGTTAATTCCCTTAGTAAAGCTATGGGTGATCTTGGTAAAGCTCAAGCTAATGAAACTAAAATTGCTATCCAAGAAGCAAAGGTAAAAGAGGCTCAAGCCAAGGCTGCTATTGCAATGGCTAAGGCTACTGAAGCTGAAGAGAAAGCTAAGGCTGCTTCCGTAAAGGCTTCTGAGACTAAATCTAAAGCAGATGAAAGGGCTGCATCCGCAGCCACTAAGCTAGCTAAGGAATCTACAAAGGCTGCTGAAGCTGCTAAGGCTCAAGCAGAGCAAGCTGAAAAACAGAATGCTATTCTTCAGAGATATAAAGATATCCTTGAGTTTATGACTCAGGGTTTCTCAAAAGGACAAGCTTCTCAATTAGCTTATGCTAAAGCTACTTCTGCTACTGTAGATGAATTAAAGCAGCTAGAGGGTGTTCTTCAGAGTCAGAGAAAACTGATCGGCGGGGATGCGTTTGATTCCAGTATTGGTGGATTAATCAAACTAAAGAACCAATATACTGAAATTAAGGAAGCTGTACGTCAGTACAATAATGATATTGAATTATCTCGCAATCAGACTAGAGAATTAGCTAGAGATAAAGAACGTATTATTGAACGTATGAAGATGGAAGGTAAATCCTTCTCTGATATTAAGAATGCAATTAGAGATTATAACCAAGAGTATGTCACAACTGCTAATGCTGTTAATTCTCTAATTAAGCAAGAAAAAGAAATTGAACGCTCTCATAGGGAATCAATGAATGCTGTACGTAATCTTGCTAAAGAAGAAGAACGTATGGCTGCTGTTGTGCAGAACCTAAATCTTCAAACTGATAGCGGCTCTAGTATCAGCGAGAGAGCTGCTGTGGCTATGGCTACCTATGAACGTAATCTAAGACTAGCTGGTATTGCTGGTGTAGATGCAGCTAAGAAACTAGATGTGTATCGTAAGCAACAGCTACTTGTTGTAGAAGCTGAAGAGAAGAGGCAGGAGCATTATCTTACTCGTGCTATTATTCCTCAGTTCTCAGATATCTTTGTAGGCTTAACTACTGGTCAATCTCCATTGACTATTATGCTTCAACAACTTCCCCAGATTCAGGATCTATTTACTCTTACTGGAGTTGAGGCAAAGGATACTGCTAAGGTTATTGGCGAAGCGGCTGTTGAGATGATCTCTAGGTTTAAGGATACTGCTATTGCTGTTGGAGGTGCTGTAGGTTCGGCCTTTACTATAGTGGCTACTAATATGGTTGATGCTGCTGTATCATCTCTTACTTTCGGTGAAGGTATTGAGAATACAAGAATTGAACTAGAGAAAACTTATGGTGTAAATAGTAAGGTAGTTCAAGGATTTAACCTTCTTTCTGGAAGTTTAATCAGAGCTACTACTCTTGGATTAGGCTTTGGAGCTGCGATTGCTGGTCCTGTACTTATTGCACTATTCCAAACTCAGAAAGCACTTACCGATCTAAATAAGAATCTTATCTCTTCAGGTGCAAATATTGGGAAGACTAGAGATGAGCTATTATCCATGGCTAAATCAATGGATATTACTGGGGCTAGTTCTAATAAGATTCTAGGCGTATTCTCTGAGATCGCTTCCACAGGTAAGATTTCTGCGGATGTAATGCAAGAAGTTGCTAGAGCAGCTATTGCCCTTGAGAAAGCTGGTGGTAAGAATACAGAAGACTCAATCAAGCAAATTGCTAAAGCATATGAAGACCCCCTTAAGGCTCTTTCAGAATATCGAATTGCTACAGGTTTAGTTACTCAAGATGAGATTGCTAGAGTAGATGCTTTAGTCGAGATGGGCAATCAGATCGAAGCTGTCGATTATGCTCAACGTATTATGGCCCAAGGTTTAGTTGAAGAGTCCAAGAGAATGCTAGATGGTCTTTCTCCTGTTGAAGAACTATGGAAAGATATCAAGACTGCTATTTCTGACGTATGGACAGAGATTGTAAATCTCTCTAATTCAGAGCCTATTGTATCTTCTCTAAAGACTGTCTTCCAAACTGTAGCTGTAATTGTAACCGAAGTGTACTATGGTATTGTAGGTATGGCTCAAAGTATTGCTGGTCTTGCTGCCACAGGATCTGCTGCTATCTCTGACATTACCAGTATGGATACTAACTTCACAGCTAGTAAAGCTGCTCTTAGTGCTATTGGAGATCAGGACAAGGCTAGAGAAGCTGCCTATAAGAATACCATTGCTAGAATTATGCAAGAAGGTAAATACGCCAGGGAAGAGACTACTAAGACTGCTAAATCTCAAGCAGAAGCTGCTAAGGCTAACTCAGATGCTGAGAAAGGTAGAATTGCTAGGAACAAAGCCTTGGAAGATGTAAATAAATGGGAAGAGAAAACTGCTAAAGATAGAATGACTCGCGAGCAGTTTATCAATAAGTCCCTAGAAGATAGGCTTAAGATTAGCAAGGATCTTACTGACGAAGATAAGAAGCGTATCCGTACTATGGTTGGTACAGAGTGGGATGACGCTCAGAAGAAACCTAAGAAATCTGAAGGTGATAAAGAAGCTGAAAGACTCCGTAAATCCTATATTAAAGACCTTGAGAAAATCAACGAGATTAGCTCTGAAGCTATTGGTTATCAAGAGAATTATAGCAAAGCTCAGATGAAGGTTCTTGAGATTATGCAAAGCCCTAACTTTGCTAAGTATAGCACAGAGCAACGTAAGCGCATTGCAGCAGATGCCGAAGCTGCTATTGCCCAAGCTGACCTATCAGAAGCTCAGAAGCTAATGAATAAACTACTAGGTCAAGCTGATGGTCTTGGTTCAGACTACTATGAGAATCTTCGTAGAATTCAAGCTTTGTTTGATAAAGGTGATAGCTCCTTTGGGTCTGAGGACTTCGAGAAAGCTAAGAAGGCTCTGTACGCGGCCACTGAACAAGGTAAACAATATATCGCATTTCTTGATAGAGTTAGACTAAAAGAGCAAGAGCTATCCGATGCTAGAGAATCTCTAGAAGCGGATAGAAGTTCTATTTATATGTCAGAAGCACAAGCTGAAATTCTTAAGTCAGAACAAGCCTTTGCTGATAAGAGATTGGCTGCTCAAAGAGATTATCTTGCTAAGGTTGCTGAGATTCAGAGAAGTTCTGTAGGAACTGATCCTGTAAAACTACAGCAATTAATGGAAGCTGAAACTGCTAATCTTAAGAAATCTCTAGATAATATTGGCTTTGAAGAACAAACCTCAAAACTAAAGAATTTCTCTGATGAGTTTAGAGTTCTTATTGAGCGGATGGGAATGCTTGGCTCTTCTCTAGAGGGTGCCTTTGGTAATGTAGGCAAGAATGTTAGTGCCTCTCTTAACTCCTTCACTAAGTTAGCTGCTGTGCTTGAGCGTAATCAAAAGCAGATGAGTTCCTTCAAAGGCTCTGAAGAAGATAGAGCTAAGGCAGTGCGTAAGAACAATATTGAAGAACTAGGATACTATGCAGACGCAGCTAAAGCAGCTAAGAATATGTTTGGTGAGAAGACTGCTGCAGCTAAGGCATTTGGGGCTATTGAGAAGGTTCTGCACGTAGCTCGACTTGGGATGATGATTGTTGAAAATGCAGAAAAGTTCAAGTCTGTAGCTGTAACTTTAGCAACTGATGGAGCAAAGCAAGCCTCTGCTCTAGCTACTATGGCAATTGATGGTGTAGCTGCTGTTGTTAAGACGATTGCAAGTATCCCTTTCCCATTTAACGTTGCTGCTGGTGCTGCTGTAGCTGCATTGATTGCGGGTCTAATTGGATCTGTTGGAGGATCATTCTCTGGAGGTGTAAGTTCTTCTGCTCCAACTTACAACGAAGGTAAGGGAACTGTATTTGGGGATTCTTCAGCTAAATCAAACAGTCTAGAGAATAGCTATGAACTACTGAAGGAAGCTAACTCCTTGACTCAAAAGTATAGTCCCGGAATGTTGATGCACCTAAGAAATATTGATTCTAATATCGGTGGATTGGTTAATCTTCTAGTACGTACAGGTAATGTGTCAACTAACAACACTGCAATCAAGACTGGTACAAGCATTGGTACGGATGCAATGTCTTCTTTCTTAGCTAAAAAGACTATCAACATGATGGCCTTTATTGACCCAATCCAAAAGATTATTCCATCTCTGGGTAAGGCATTTAGTAACATTGTAGGGAGTATCTTTGGTAAAACAAAGGTAACTAACATTGGCTCTGGTATTACAGCAGCAGCTCAGTCCCTGCAAGAGATTATGCAGGGGCAGTTTCAAGCTCAGTATTTCTCTGATTTCAAGATTAAGAAGTCTGGCTTATTTGGAAGTTCTACTAAGTACAGAACTGTAACCTCTGAAGCTGATGCTGAACTAGAGCAACAACTTACGGCTGTATTCACAAGTATCTACGATTCTGTCCTAATGGGAGCTAAGATGCTTGGCAGTGCAGAAAGTGATGTTGTTGCTGTGCTAGATGCTTTTGTTGTAGACATTGGCAAAGTTAATCTTTCTGGTACTTCTGCTGAAATGCAAGAGTCTCTCTCTGCTGTCTTCTCAGCAGCAAGTGATAACATTGCTAAGGCTGTATTCCCAGGTCTTGAGCAGTTCCAAAAGGTAGGTGAAGGATACTTTGAAACATTAGTAAGAGTTGCTTCTGAACTAGAAACTGTAAATTCTATATTTGATATGCTAGGGATTAAGTTGTATGCTCTAGGTATTGCAGGTGTAGATGCTCGTCAATCTCTGTTTAATTTGTTTGGTGGTATCAGTGAATTCCAATCTGCTACTTCTGAATATTATGATAGTTTCTATACTGAAGAAGAGAAGGTTGCTAAGATGACTGAGCAACTGACTACTGTATTCTCTGATCTAGGTATTCAAATGCCTGTAATGAACGGAAGCCTGCAAGAAAGTCTAAATGCTTACCGTAGTATTGTTAATGCACTAGACCTTACAGATTCAGCACAACAAGAGATGTACTATACCTTAATCTCTGTATCTGATGCTTTCTATCAAGTTGCTGAGGCTGCTACAAGTACAACTGCAAGTGTAGAGCAATTACTTGCGGGTCTGTATGCTCAGACTAGAACCAATGAAGATATTGCTAACAGTATCTACTCTTTGCAGAATCAAGCTGCTGAACTTAGAGCTACTTATTCTGATCTAGTTTCAGGAGCTACTGGCGCTAACTCTGCAATGTACAAGCTTACTACTGAAGGGATGCATCCTTTAGAGAAATCTGCTTATGATGAAGTACTAGCCCTACAAGCTAGAATTGAAGCTGAGAAGGCTGCTCAACAAGCTGCTGTAGCTGCTGCTAAGGCAAGAGAAGACGCTGAAAGAGAAAGACTACAGAGTATTCAGAATGCTTTCAATGAGTTTGAGAAGAGTATTAATTCTCAGAAGAGTACAATTCAAGAGAATATCAATGCTTGGAAAGAACTCTTTAGCACTCTAGAAAGTGCTATTGATAATCTGTACGGTAATGTCTTAAGTACTTCTCAAGCAAGTGCTGAAGAGGGCAGAAAGTTTATCTCTGATGCAATCAGAACTGCTACAACTACAGGTGTAATGCCTGCAGCAAGTGAAGTACAATCAGCCATTGATGCTGTAATGCAAGGGCTTGATAGTAGTATCTTTGCTAGTAAGGCTGATGCTGATGTAGCTAGACTTAAGTTTGCTGCTGAACTACAAGCACTACAGAATCTTGTTGTACCTAAGATTTCTGATGCTGAGAGACAAATTAAAGTTCTAGAGGATACGTATGAGAATGCTAAGAATCAACTTAGTACTCTAGTCTCTATTAACTCAAATGTCCTAAGTCTAACTCAAGCAATCTACAACCTAAATGCAGTATCAGGTAAGAACATTC